TGTCGTGTCGGGTTGTGATGTGGGGTGATGTGCTGTGCCGTGCGGTGCCGGAAAAGCGGTTGTCGTGTCGGGTCGGGTTGTGGTGTGGTGTTGTGTGGTGTGCTGTGATGTGTTGTGACGGAAAAGCGGTTGTCGTGTCGGGTCGTGTCGGGTTGTGAAGTGAAGTGAAGTGGGGTGCAGTGCAGTGGCGGAAAAGCTACTTGGCGAAAAGCGAGAGAACTTCGATGCCGGGGAGTGGAGCCGATGCCGCCTTTTCGGCAATCAACCGCGTGGCTTTCTTCCCGGTGGCCAGCGCAATCGCTCCCGCGAATGACACCTCAAGATTGTGCCTCACCTGCTGCTCTTGCGGCAGTTCCGAGACCTTGATCGAAGCCAACACGGCTCCCGCCCGACGCGCCGTCTTGTGGATGTGCTTTCGCTTGCCTTCGACGGTATCGAGCTTTTCGGCGGCGTCGAGGCGCTTGTATCCGACTCCCTTGACTGGTCCGAACGTCCAGCCGAACTCCCGGAAGACCTGCCGGGCGGCGGTGTAGAAACTTCCCCGGAGTTCGTTCAGGGGACGCTTGGTGATTTCCTCAAGATCGGAATAGGAGACGATTTCGCCTACCTCCATTGACTCGATCCGCTTGCGGATGAGTTGGGCGTCGAGGCCGATTGTTGCGATTGGCTTGGTATCTGTGTTCATATTTTTTTTGGTAGAAGGGTTGTCGTGTCGGGTCGGGTTGTGGCGTGGCGTGGCGTGGCGTGTTGTGGGGTGAAGTGGCGTGGCGTGGCGGAAAAGCGGTTGTCGTGTCGTGTTGTGTTGTGGGGTGCCGTGCTGTGCAGTGTTGTGGTGGAAAATCAGCTATCCCACTCGATGTCCTCAACCGCGAAGATCCCGGAGCCATTCCCGTTCTGCGGACGGAACGCCCCAACCCCCATGAACTGTCCAGCGGCCACGAGAACCTGCTCCAAGATGTCTTTTGTCACCGTGTCGTCCAGGACATGCACGATCAGCGTCCCCTCCCATGAGGTGAGTTCCGGGAAAAACCGCAGAACCCGCTTGCCAGAACCCGCAACCCCATCCGAGTTGCAGTTGATCGGACGCTTGAGGATGTCGCTCTCCTTGTTCCCGGTCTCCACGTTGGAAAACACCATCACCCCAGACTTGAAATGCTTGGTGTAGGTCGATTTCCCCTTTCCGGGAATCTGGATGTTGAGGAACTTCGCCGCGTCTTGCATCGCCTTTTTGAACGCCACGCCGGGGATGAAAACATTCCCGTCATTGTCGATGTGCGCCTTGTTTTTCCAAACGCGCTCCTCATAATCCTGAGCGGTCTCCCGGTCGAGCTTGTCCGTCGCGTGCATCCGGCTTTGCAGGAGTGGCGCGTGTGATGTCAGGTTACATGTTGCAATTTTCATATTTTTTATTTAGTGTTGTTTTTCTTCTTTGCCTTCGCCGCCTGCATCATTGCTTGCTGCTCCGGCGTGATCTTCCGCCTGCTCTTCCTCCCCCCCTTCGCTGCCAAATGCTTGGCAATCGTCGAATCGGGCAGGGACTTATTGCAGTGCGGACAAATCATCTGTCCCGTTGATACCCTAACCGCCTACGCCAGTCAACCCTTTTTTTCCTCCTCATCCTCTTTCTCGTCCTCCGCACCCCACAGCAACGCCCTCAGATTCGGGTCCATGATCGCTGACACCAGACACATCTGGTCGCAGTCCCCAAGGTGGTTGTCCCCCTTGGATTTATACGCCCGCACCTTCCGCCCCGTCTTCTTCTCGATGGTGATCGTCTTGTATTCCGCTTGCGTCTGCTTTCGGTAATCCTCCGAGACGTCCTGCGGAACCGTCCATCGGTAAGTACTCATCCCCAGCCGGAGCCGATGATACATGTCCTTGATAGGATTCTGACACCAAAAAAAGTAACGAGCCTGCCGCCGAATCCCTTCTTTCCCGATCCCCACATGCCCGATGTTCGACGGAGAGAACGGATAGTTCCGCGTGAGCCTATCGGGCTTCCCGTTCACCGTCACCGGCTCATGATGCGGGAACGAACGCTTGTTCGTCATGTCGCCCCAAAGGCCCATCCACCCGTAGCGAACGCACACAGCCTGCACCGCCGCCGTGTCAAACGCGATGTCCACCAGCGTCCGACCCGTCTCAACCCCCAACTCAATCCGCTTCTCCTCCATCTCCTCCCACGACGTGATCTTGCCCTCATCGATCAGGCGGCACTCGTCCGCGCCGAACGCGCGACACACATACCAACGATGCGCTCCCTCTCCCCGAGACGCCTTCCCCGCTTGGTTGTCGATACAGATAAACCGCGTTTTCTCTCCCTCAAAATCCTCCCGCTTGTGATAGTTGCCTTTCGACCGATCAAAGGCCGCGTCTTGGTCGGAGTCGATAGGAGATTCATCCCAAGCCATCGCCCTCCGTTTCTGAATGTAGTCCTTCAGGGGCTCCATTGCTCCACGCTTTGCCGCGTAACTTGCGCGGATCTTCTCCATCAATAGCTTTGGCAATGGGAAATAATGCACTGATACCGCCTCCATGTGGAACGATCTGTGATCTTCTGGCGCGTTCGGATTCGTAGAGATGTATCTGCCTAGTTGCGATTGATCTTTTCTTGAAGCCTCATCGGTCGGCCAGTCCATTCCGCAATGCTCGCAATTATATCGGACGGTGGGCAGGATTTTAGACCAGTTGTAATCCCCGTTCTCGTCGCAGGTATCCTTATCAATTTTTGATCTAAGCCTATCCTTGTGATCGCTCATCGTTTGAAACTGATTACAATAAGGGCACGGCACTTGCCATACGTCGCATGAACCTGCATTAAAAGAATCGTCCGACTCATCGCCTAGAACGCTGCCAGTCGATAGGGTCAGGATCTTGTAATCTTTCACCCCTTCAACTCGCTTCTCGAAAGCCGTCATCATCCCAGGTCCGTAAAGGTGCGGCTCCTCCATCGTCAACCACTTCACCCGCTTCGACTGGGCCGCCGAAAGATTTGCCCCCACCGCGTAAAGGCTCATGTGCGGGGCCGCGATCTTCATCCCACGCTTCTTGTTCCGATCAACAGGCATCCGTTTCGCGAGGAATTCGTTCGCCTCGATCATCGGGTAAATGCGATCCTCCATCGCGTCTTTTGCGTCATCATCCGTTTGCCATACGTAGTAATACAATCCCGGATCTTCCGCTAGGCAATGGGCAATCTGGATCTCCCCGATAAGCGACTTCGCTGCTCCCGCTGGCATCCTCACATCGACGCGCCGAATCTTTGGATCTGATAACGCTCTAAGCGTCTCAATCAGCCAAGGCGATTCGCTTGCAATGTAAATCGGATACCGAACTGAATACGGGATTTTCAATTTCCCATCCGACCACTCCATAATATCGCCCTGGAACGGTGTCTGCACAATCCCGTCGAACGTCTCGCGGAGGTATTCGGTATCGGTCATTTGATTTTCGCCTTCACCCTCGCCACAAAAACGGGGAATATCGACTTGTCCATCAGGTCTTTCGCCTCCGCCTCAATGATCGCCCAAAGGCGCGCCCATTCCTCCTTGACCAGCTCCTTCGACACGAACTCGTCCTTCGTCACCGCCAGCTTGTGCCGGTCGGATTGAATCCCGATGTCCAACCGATTGACCACCCGGATCAGCTTCCTCCTCTCCAACTCCTCCTTGTCCGCGTCATCAAGGGACTCCCCTCCCCCACTCGCGGGCTCCGGGGGATTCGCCGTAAGCCAAGCCGTCAGCCCGTCGAGATAAACTTTCTGCCCCACGAACGCCTTGCACCCCCCCGTCCGCGCCCGCCTAATCTCGCTGATCGGCAAGCCCCACGCCAACGCCCCAGCTTTCATCGAGGTCGCAACATGCGGCAGCTCATCCCCGATTTTCTTCCTCGGACGAGGAGGCGGAGGAATCGGGCTCTTCCTTTTTGTGGGATTTTCTTTCATCGCTTGGGGTTTTCTTTCATCGCTCGGGATATTTGGGATCGTGGGGGAGGTGTCCCGCAGGAATTGTAAGCAACGGAACCAAACTTACCTTACGTTTTGGAGGTAAAAAGATTCCTTTGCCGGGGGGGGGTGCCGCATGGTCGCATTTTGCCCCCCTGAAGGTCAAGGGATTTACAATGTAAGGACATCCGAAATGTCGTGAGTGGTTGACGGTCTGTCGATGTGATCTTTTTGCTTTCATGCTTGACGGGTTTCGGTAGACTTTTTCAGAGCCGGTGGTTTGCGCATGCTCGGCTCTGGCATGGTCTTGCGGCTGATGCTGGTCGGGCATGGGCGTCCCGTATCTCATTAGCTGCATGGTTGGTTGTCTTGTATTGACCGGAAATAA